TTAACCGATAGGTTCTTGGTTCGAGTCCAAGCCGGGGAGCAACGAACCCCCGCCCGGGTTATCCGGGCGGGGGTTTTCCGTTCCCCGCTCCAGCCACTCGGTGTCCACGCCGGTTGCCATCGCCCACGCGAGCACGGTCGCTCGTCGGGGCTGCGTGAAGCCGCGCTCGTAGTTGCTCACAGTCTGCCGAGACACGCCCAGCGCCTCCGCGACCTGGGCTTGCTCCATCTCGGCCACCTCCCGAGCCAGGACAAGCCGGTGGCGCAGATCGAAGGTCGGACGGCGACGCGCGTCAAAGACGGTGCTCATGCGTCAAACGATAGGACATTGCCGAGACACGCCGCAAGTGGGTCATCGTTTGACATACGCCAAAGCAACACGCATGCTTTGTCGCATGTCCAATCCGTATTCTCAGGCCATGACTTCGGCGGAGGTGGCCGAAGCGCTCGACAAGTCAGTGAAGACCGTCACGCGCATGGTGCAGGACGGGCGGCTGACTCCCGTGAAGCGTCTGCCCGGGCCGCGCGGCGCGTTCCTGTTCAACCCAGCTCAGGTGGAGGCCATCCTCGCCAACGAGCCGTGGGAGCCTGCGCAGTGAGCGCCATTGCCCACCCGCGCGGCCAGGCCGACGACGGACGCGCGTGGGCGCGCGGCTTCCGCGCCGCATGGGCCGTACTGTCGCCCGCCCTCGCCCGCGCCGAGTCGGACGCCGACTACTGGTACGCCCGCGCGAACAACTCACCCGCTGAATTCCGGGAGCTGCGCTCAGATGCAGCGCGCGAAGGAGTCGCGGCCTACTCGGCAGGGGGTATCGGACCGGCTGATCCTCCCGACCCGTCTGCGTCATGGATCGACGCCCGGAAGGACTCATGATGGCCGACCCCACGCCCGCACCCACCATCGAGACCGCACGGTGGCACGAGCTGCAAGCCGCCCTTCACTGCGTCAACATGGCCGCTTCCGCCATTGGCCGGCACGACGAAGAGGTCGCCCTCGTCTACATCGAAGATGCGCGCCGCGCGCTCGGCGGCGTCGCGCTCCTCCTCACGGATGGCCCCGACGCTCAGGGCTACATGCACCTTCTCCGCCACGTCTTGGAAGGGCCGACCGATGCTTAATCCCGACGCCATGCCCTGGCAGATTGGTCTGCCAATCGCGGGAATGCTCTGGGCATACTTGGCCATCGTCTGGACCGCGCCACGTCGGCGCGAACGTAGGACGCGCAAGTGAGCGTCAGCCAGTTCATCGACCCGGACACCAATCGCCTGGACGCCACGCTGATCGCGGATCACGTGGCGTTCACGCCGACAGCCCTAGGCCGCGGCCTCGACGGCGACATGTACGAGTACCGCAACGGCATCTACGTCCGGGACTCCGATGTCGTCACCAAGCGCACCGCAAAAGCCCTCGGCGCACGCTACTCCGCGAGCGTGTGCGGACAGACCATGGCCCACCTGCTCAACATCGACCTGCCCACCATCGGCCTCCCCGAGCTGCCCCGCGGATACCTCGACTACATCGTCCTGGAGAACGGCATCTACTGGTGGGCCGACGACACCCTCCAAGAGCACTCACCCGGCCTCGGAGCAACCACCAAGCTCCCCATCGAGCACGACCGCGGAGCCGTCCCGCACTCGTTCATGGCGTGGCTGGATCAGGTCTTCCCCGACGATCCCGAGCTGCAACGCCACGTCTGGGAGGTCCTCGGCTACATGCTCATGACCGGCAACCCGTTCCAGAAGGCCATCGTCCTGCACGGCGAGGGCGGAAACGGAAAAGGCACGCTCCTCCGCCTCCTGCGGGCCATGCTCGGGCGCGGCAACTACTCCTCCGTGTCCATGCACCAGCTCGTGGACGACCGCTTCGCCACTGCCTCGCTCTACGGCATGGTGGCCAACATCTCTGGCGACCTATCGAGCAAGTTCCTGTCGGACCCTCAGATCCTCAAAGAGATCACGGGCGGGGACTCCATCAACGCCTCCCGCAAGTTCGGGCACTCCTTCGAGTTCGTGCCCTACGCCGTGCCCCTGTTCGCCAACAACGAGCACTTCCGCACCTCGGACAACTCGGTTGGCTGGCGACGGCGCTGGCTCGTCATCGACTTCAAGCAGCGGGTGGACACCGGCCAGGCCTTCGATGAGCAGCTCCTCTTGGACGACATCTCCGGCGTCTTCAACCTCGCCATGGACGGCCTGCGCCGCCTCATGAACCGCGGCAAGTTCGCACCACCCGCCGCCGCCGAAGAGGCCACCGAGCGCATGCACGACGCCGCCGACCCCTTCATGCTGTGGCTGGATGAAGACGAGAACGTCTTCCAGGGGCCAGACCAGGACGCACCCTGCGCCGACGTGTACCGCGTCTACGCCGGGTGGTGCCGACGCAACGGCTACTCACCCATGGCTTCCGGTCCCTTCGGCCTCCGCCTGAAGCAGCTCGGCATTACCCGCACCCGCCCCCGCGTCGGCACCGCACGCACGTGGCATTACGTCGGCATCAGCGTCATGCTGCGCCTCCAGGACGCATGACCATGGGCCAGGCGCACGGCGTGACGGGTGGACCGCACGCCCGGACCACCGCACCCCGCACCCCAGAAAAACCGACCCTCCGGGAGGAATCCCGGGGTGGTCCAGCCCCGCGGTCCAGCCGGTCCAGGCAGGTGGTCCAGGCGGAATGCCAGTCAGGACAAGGGGTGGTCCAGGCGGTCCACCTATCTCCTTACCCATACACACACAGGAAAGAGAAGAGAGAAGGAGTGCGCATGGACCTGGACCGGGTGGACCACCCATGAGTGACAAGCACACCGACCCCGAGTTCCTGGCCAACGCCCGCATCGTGCGCGCGCAGGTCCGACGCGACTGGGCCTACGGCAACGAGGTCCGCTGCTGGCGACGAGGCTGCCCCATCGAACCGGGCCAGCGCTTCGACGTGGGTCACCTCGACCCGAACGGCGGACACTCGCGCAGCAACCTCGCTCCCGAGTGCGTGCCCTGCAACCGCAGCGAGGGGGGACGGAGGGGCGCGGCTATCACCAACACTCGCGACCGCGCGCGCCGCCCTCGCCCGCACCGTCCGACACGAGCTGCCGGCCGATCCGGCCCCGACCGATCCGGCCTCGCGCCGTGGTGACCCGCGTTTTTTTGGTCGCGCGGTCGCACCCCCGCCTACGGCTCCAACAGCACTTTCCCCCCCTGACCTGGGAGACACCATGACCCGCACTCCGCTCCTCACCGATCTGTGGTCCGAAGCCAACTGGCTCGAATGGCGCTCCCGCCTCGACCCGCTGCACCTCATCAGCTCGCCCACCCTCGTCACCACCGAGCAATCACGCGGCGAATTCATCGAAGGGGCGCGGCTGCTCCGCCTCGACAAGCGGTCGCGCGCGGGGGACGGGGGCATGGGGCCGTCGCCCGCGCAGCTCATGGTGGCCGACCTCCTCGCCGCGGGCGTGTTCATGAACGCCATCGACGAGGCCCGACGCTCCACCAAGACGACCGCCGTCCAGGCCGTCATGCTCGGACGGTGCTACCACCGCGAGGACTACCAGGTCGGGTGGACCATGTTCACCACCGGAGCCAAGGCGGGGGAGCGGTTCCGCAAGGACATCGTGGCGCACCTGCGCCGCGTATACCCCGACGAGCGCGTCAGCCCCATCAAGATCAACGTCGGCAAGGGCACCGAGCACCTGGAGTTCCGCGACACCGGATCCTTCCTCAACGTCTACACCCCCAACGGCGAGGGCTTCCGCTCCGGCGGATTCGACTTCGCCTTTGGCGATGAAGCGGCGGAGGCCGACATCGAGCAAGGCGAGGACGTGGAGCGCGCCGTCATCCCGACCATGGACACCAAGGAGGGCGCGCAATTCGTACTCGCCGGGACCGGCGCCAAGTGGCGCACAGGCAACCTCCTCTGGCGCTCGCTTCACGACCCCGACGCCAACGTCCTTTGGCACGGCATCCCCGAGACCACCGAGCGCGAGCAGCTCGTGTCGTGGGAGCCGGACATGCCCCACCCCCTCACCGGGGCCACGGGCGGTCGCATGCGCGAATGGATCGAGAACACACACACGGGCGTCAGCTTCACCACCCCCGTCGAAGCCGTCAAGCGCTCCTTCCACAAGGTCAAGCTCGACGACTTCCTCATCGAGTACGGCGGACAGTTCGGTTTTGAGGGCGCGGCTGACACGCTCATCCCTCCCGCCCTCTGGGCCGCTCGCCGCGCGCAGCACGGCTTCCCCGCTGAGCTGCCGCGGCACCTCAGCGTTGCCCTGAAGGTCCACCACCTCGGACTCACCGCCTCCCTCGCCGTCGCCTGGGAGTACGAGGAGCCGACGACGGACCTCGTGGACGAGGCCTACGAGTTGGACGGGGGCCGCGAGCGCCCACGCCGCCGAGCCATCGCCCTCTGGCACTGGCAGGAGGGGACACCTGGCCTGGCCCGCGAAGTAATCGACAAGCTCCGCAAGCGTCCCGGTCTCGTCCTCGGCTACGACAAGCGCGGCTACACGGAGGACGTGGTGGAGAAGGAAGTCATCCTCGCCAACCCCGTCCCGCTCCTGCGCGGCAGCGTCGCCGCCGACATTCCGCGCTCCGCGGTCGCATTGTTCAAGGCCATCACCACCGGCACCGTCGTCGTCTTCGGTCACGAGAAGCTGGACGCTGCCGCCGCCCGCGCCACCCGTCAGTCTTTTGGCAACTACGGGACGTGGCGCTTCGGCGCGCCGAAGGATGACCCCGATTTCGACGTGACCCCCCTCGAAGCCGCCGCGCTCGCGCTGCACTGGCTCGAAGACATGCCCGCCATCCAGTCGCCCGACGACAGCTTCTGAGGAGACTCCACCATGACCCTCCGCCTCGACAAGTCCAAGGTGACCGGCGTCGTCATCGTCTGCGACGAATGCCCCCACTGGTCCGCGTTCCGCTTCGACGTCGAAGAGGGATGGGTGTGCGCAGTGGACCACGAGCAACGCGTCCACCCCGGCCAGCACCAAGCCAAGAGGGCCGCGCACGCCTACGCCGCCACCCAAGGCGTTCGTCCGATTTAGAAGACGGCCACGACGCTCTGAGATGTGGGCATCTTCGGGCGGAACATCGAGAAGACGTACGGGTCACGGGCGGCACTGCCGCTCGTGACCCCGTTCGCATCCCAGGACTCCCTGGAGAAAATCCTGGTCGATGACCTCTACCCCGAGCACGAAGAGACCGTCGCGCTCACCCGCGAGACCGCGCTCCGCATCCCCGCCGTCAAGCGCTCCCACGACATCATCTGCTCGATCCTCGCCCGCACCCCGTGGCGACAGTACAACGGTGACGCCGAAGTCGCCGCACAACCGAGATGGCTTGTCAACTCCCGCAGCGGCGTCGGACCGCGCGCCCTCCGCTGGGGCGTCGCCTCCGACCTGTTCATGAACGGCTGGGCCGCCATCGGCTTCCAGCTCGACGGCCAGACCATCACGGACGCGCTCCATCTCCCGTACGGGTGGTGGGAAGTGGCCGAAGACGGCTCCGTCAGGGTCAACGACCAAAAGGCGGGTCTCGTCCCCGCCCGCTACACGCACCGCATCGTCGCCATCCCCCTGGGCTACGGCTCCTCCGGAATGCTCGTGGACGCCCGCACCTCGATGCACGGCGCGCGCGCCATCGAAGCCGCCTACGTGGACCGCGTGGAAAACCCCATCCCCGCTACGGACATCGAGCTGTCCAAGGAGTACTGGAACGCCTGGGGCAAGGAGGAGCGCGAGACCTTCCGCCGCACCTACATCAAGAACCGCCAGGCCAAGAACGGCGCAGTTTCCCTCCGCCCCGAGTACGCCAAGCCGAACTACTCCGGCGGTGTCGAGACCGACCTCTTCGAGTCCGCACGCAATGGCGTCCGACTCGACATCGCGAACCACGCGGGAATCCCCGCCTCACTGCTCGAAGGCTCCCGCCAAGGTGGCGGCACCGACATCAAGTACTCCGGCGTCAAAGACGGAGCCGACCGCAACGAGCTGTGGGATTTCGGCCTGGACAAGTACGCCTCCGCCATTGAAGACCGCCTTTCGCTGGACGACGTGTGCCCCTCCGGCGAGTCCATCCGCGTGGACGCCTCCCGCTATCTCTCCGTTCCCCAGCCGACCACACCCCAGACCAGCGAGGACTGACCCATGATCGAACCCGTCATCATCGACGCCGGAACCCTGGAGTTCTCCGACGCGGACATGACCGCCACCGGCCTGCTCATCCCGTACGGGGTGCAGTGTCGCTCCAACCTCGGCATGTTCACCTTCGCCCAGGGTGACGTGGTGATCCCCACCGACTTCACCGGCATGTCCCTCAACGAGGAGCACAAGCGGGAGAACGTCATCGGCGGCTTCACCAACGCCTGGGAACAGCCGGAAGGCACCTTCGCGACGTTCAAGTACGCCGACACCCCGGCAGGACGCCAGGCCTACGCGGACGGCAAGAGCGGTAAGCGCAAGCACCTCTCCGCCGAAGTCGCCAACGTCCGCATTCGCGCAGGCAAAGCACTTCCCGGTGGTGTCCTCTTCGCCGCCGCCCAGGTGGAGCGTCCCGCCTTCGAGGGCGCAACGCTCCTCGCTGCCGAAGACACTCCCTCGTCCTCGGAGTGGGAAGACCCGAACGCCTCCCGCGACAGCCGCTACGTCACGCAGTTCACCGACGACAGCGGCGTCAAGTGGCAGCGCATCGAAGAGACCACCACCACGACCAAGCTCACCAAGCTCGACGACTCCGACGCCCCGGAGGACACCGACACCGACACCGAGAACGAACCCGACAAGGAGACCACGTTGAACGCCACCGCCACCCCCGAGCCGACTCTGATCACCGTCCCGGCCACCTTCCTCGGCTCCGCGCCGCGGGCCAAGGACGGCAAGATGAAGGCCGAAGACATCGACCTCGGCACCGTCTTCGCCTCCATCGCGGCCATCAAGAACCGCGAACCCGGTGCCGTCGAGGATGCCGTCACGCTCCTCGCCGCGCTGGCCGACATCACCTACAACGCGCCCGGTGGCCTCACGACCGCCGACTCCGGCGTGCTCCAGCCCGCGTGGGTCGGCAAGCTCTGGCAGGGTCGCCGCTACCAGCGCAAGTACATCGACCTCGGAACGCACGTCTTCGGCGGCATCCAGCTCGGTGGGCGCAAGGGCTACACGATGACCGCGGACGGCGAGCTCGTGCAGACCTGGCAGGGCAACAAGGCCGACATGCCCACAGGTGGCGCGAGCACCGACACCCGCAAGTCGTCCCTGCGCAAGTACGGCTGGGCCGCCGACATCGCCCGCGAGTGGTTCGACCTCGAAGGCGGAGCCGACGTGCTCGAGGAGCTGTTCAAGCTCGTGGCCGACAGCTACGCCCGCGTCACCGACCAGGACGCCCTCCGCGACCTGTTCGCCATCGCCTCCCGCGGCGCGGGTGCCGCCCTGTCGCGCCGCATCGCGCCCGACTCCCTGCCCGCCGGCACTCCGGCCAACCTCGCCTACTACCCGGCCGCGGTGCAGCTCATCCAGGCCATCGAGGTGGTCACCGACGCCGACGACACCCCCACGTTCGCCGTCGTCAACCCCACGTCCTGGAAGCAGCTCATCTACACGCCCAAGGACCTGCTCCCCGAGTACGTGGAGCTGTCGGTCGGCGTCGGCACCGGAGAGGCCAGCATCACCGCGGGCAGCGGCAAGGTCATCGTCAAGAAGGCCCCCCAGGCGTTCTTCCCCGGCACCAAGGCCACCGACCCGCAGACCATCGCGGGAGCCAAGGGTGGCATCGAGTTCCGCGAGCACGGCACCACGCCCATCTCCTTCGACGCCATCGACATCGCCCGCGGCGGAGTGGACCGCGCCAACGTCGGCTACCTCGAAACCATGAACGTCCGCGAGGAGTCCTTCGCGTTCGTCGGCACCCCCGCCTGAGACCCGGGAGTGTAGGCCATGTACACCTGGTACGTCGTGGACGCGGAGGACCCTGCCACCGTGCAGCGGCTTCGGGCAGCGTGGAAAGACGCGCCCATCGAGAACCTCGAAGTTCTCGACATGATCCTCGACACCGCCAAGGCCCAGGTCATCGCCTACGCTCCCGAGCTTCCCAGCGACGACGAGTACCCCTCGCGCTATGTCCTCGCCCAGCTCATGCAGGCCCGCACCCTCTGGGCCGCGGGTCAGGTCACGAGCGCGGGCACGGTCGGTGAAGGCGAGTACGTCTTCACTCCCCGCCCCATGGACAAGACCGTGCGCACCATCATCCGCCCCGAGGACGGCAAGCCCGATGTCGGCTAGGCAGCGCGCGGCTGACCTCATCACGCCGATGCTCCCCGAAACCTGGCGTGGTCGCGTGACCGCCCAGACCGTCGAGAGCATCGGCACCCTGAGCGCCCCATCCGTCTTCATCAGCTTCACGAGCATCACCCACGAGGGGATGCCCGCGGGAGCCATGATCGACAGCTTCGATGTGGTGCTCCTGTCCGATCACACCGACTACGCCAAGGCGGAAGACGCCTTGGACGAAGCCATCCGCCCATTCGTCCGCGCTCTCGACGCCTCGCCCCTCGTGGCGTGGGCCGGAGCCGACAAGAAAAAGTACGGCGACTACCTCGGGTGGCTCGTCGTCATTCAGATTCCCGTCAACGCACACCAGGAGTAAGTCATGGCCGATATCGCCACCGTCGCATTCTTCCCCGCGGGCAAGGTTGCATTCGAGGCGGACGACTACACGTCCGCCGTCGATTCCTGCACCCTCACCCCCACGACCCCTGTCACCCCCGTCACCCTCGTGAGCGGCGAGACCGTCCACGTCGCGGGCGTGCCGGTCTGGGCGCTCGCGCTCAGCAACCTCCAGGACCTGACGACCGCCAAGTCCCTCTCGCTCCAGCTCATCGCGTGGGCGGGTCAGGTCAAGACCGTCAAGTACACCCCCAACAACGGAGGCAAGAGCTTCACCGTCAAGGTCGTCATCGTCCCCGGCATGATCGGCGGAGCCGGTGGCGCGCTGGCCAAGAGCACCGTCACGCTCCAGTGCAACGGTCAGCCGGTCATCGACGCTGCCGCCGCCTAACGTGCGCATCTCGCTCCTCATCGACGGGTCCCCGCTGGCCGTGCTCGCCACGGTCATGCGGGGCCTCCCGTCCGACGTGAAGCGCGAGATCAGCACCCGCACGAAAGGGCCGGCCACGGAGATGTGGCGTGACGAGTTGAACCAGAACGTCGAGACCAAGCTCCAGGGAGCTGTGGCCAGCTCCGGCACCGTCAGCGTCACCGCCCGCAACGTCACCCTCAAAGCCGGAGCCGCTGGCGCCCTGTCCTCTGGGACCCCCGTGGGCGACATCATCACCGCCACGGAGTTCGGAATGCGTTCCGCCGCTCCCATCGAGACCACCAGCCGCAAGGGCACCCGCTACACCCGCCGCGCGGGAACCGCGTTCGGCCCCCGTCGCCGCGCGGGAAACACCGTCTACCCCGCCGCCAAGGCCGTCATTGCCCGCATCGCATCCCTGTGGGTGCAGACCGCCTACCGCACCACCGCCGAGAAGATCGAGAGGGCCTGACCATGGCACGCAAAGCCATCGAAATCCCCATCGGCGCGGACACCGGAGCCTTCGAGAAGGGCATGTCTTCCGGCGTCATCGAGCCGCTGAAGGACGCTGAGAAGGCCCTCGAAGACCTCGCGGACGCCAAGGGACCCCGCCAGCTCGAAGCGGAGCTGAAGGACGCTCAGCGCCAGACGGAGAAGCTGAAAGACGAGACCCGCGAGACCGCCGACGCCATCGAGCGGAGCTGGAAGGGTGCCTACCGCAAGGTCAAGGAAGAGTCCGCCGACAGCACCCGGAAGGTCAAGGAAGGCTTCACCGAAGCCAAGGACGAAGCGAACTCATCGGGCCGCGAGGCCGCGGCATCCTTCGGCGGTGGCTTCGAGGACGTGGCCGACTTTGTCCAGGAGACCCTGGCCAACGCCCTCTCCGGCTTCGGGCCGGTCGGAGCCGCAGCGGGCATCGCCCTCGCCGCCGTCCTCGGCACCGCCCTCGCCAACGCCGAAGCCGCCCAGGACAAGCTCAACGACGCCCGCGAGGCCGCCGCCGAGCTGGCCGCCCAGCTCTACGAAAACGGGGGAGAGCTGCCCCTCCAAGACAAGGTGGACCAGCTCTTCGAGACTCTGAGCAAAGAGTCGAAGGCCAACGGCGCGCTCCAGTCGATGATCGACCAGTGGGCCGACTTCGGAACGGTCCTGGACGACCTGAAGGGCAGCGCCTCCGCCGTCAACCGACCTGTCTCGCAGCTCATCGACGCACTCGGCGGCGGTGACCTCGACCAGGCCCGGGAGATGCTTGCCCGCGTCAACGAAGAGTTGGACGCCATGTCCGACTGGACGCCCGTGTGGGATGAGCAGTACCAGTCGCTCAACGGCTACAAGAACGAGCTGGAACAGGTCATCAAGGCCACTGAGATGGCCGACGAGCTGAACCGAACGGTCTCGGAGACAGGCGTCGCCGCGGCTCAGGCCCAGGCGGATGCTGCGGAGGATCAGGCGGAGCGCGTCAACGCCGCGACGGAGAGCGTCCGTCAGTCCGCCGCGGGCGCATATGACTCGATGCGCGACAAGGCCTACGAGAAGGCCACCGCCGACGATGCCGCGTTCGACTTGGACCGGTGGCTGACCTACGTCGAAGAGACCCGCGCCCAGGCCGACGCCTACCGCGCCAACCTTCAAGCCATGCAGCTTACCCCCGACGAATGGTCCAACCTCCTGTCCCTCCCGGAAGACGCCCGTGCCACCATCGCTGCGTCTTACGCCTCCGCGGGCGACGAGGGCAAGGCCCGCATCCGCGCCGCCCTCGGTGACGGCGGCGGCGGCGAAGCCGGATCGGAAGCGACCGTCGCATTCGATGACAGCTTCAACCCCGCCGCCAAGGTCACGCCGAAGGTGGACGGCGCACCCGCCGAAGCCGCCATGAAGGAGCTGACCCGCCAGCGCGAGGTGGTCGTCAAGGTCAAGGTAGACCGCTCCGAGCTGGACGCGCTGCCCACTCGCCGAACCATCACCATCGATGCCGACACGTCGTCCGCACGGCGCACCGTGGACCAGCTCAACGGTCGAACCGTCACCGTCAATGTCGAAGGACGAAAGGTCGGTGCCGCATGGCAGTGAACATCACCAACGGCCCCCTCTCGGTCCTGCCGTCAATCGGCCTGTCGGACTACACCGCGGATCAGGAGGACGGCCCCCTCACGCACCGAGTCCTGAGCCGCCAAGACCCGGAGATCACCCTCCGTCCCCTCGGGGCGCGCGAGGGTAGCTTCACCCTCGACTTCACGAGCGAGGCCGAAGCCGCCACCGCACGCCGCACGCTCTCGACGCCAACGGTGTGGACGCTCCTGCACCCTGAGCGGACCTCCATCGAAATGGAGTTCATCGTCGCCGGTCTCAGCTACCCGCTCGACGGGTCTGGCCGGTGGTGCCTCACCGTGCAATTCGAGGAGGTGTCGTGACCACCTCCCAGCACATCTACACCGCCGCGCTCGACGATGGACAGCCCCTCCTGGTCACGGGCGGCTCGCTCAGCTTGGACGACTCTCGTTCGCCCCACGTCGAAGGCGAGCTGCATCTCGCGTTCCCCGGCCAGTGGGCGGACTCTCTGTGGGACGACCCCTTCGCCCCCGGCCTCGGAGAAGACACCTACGGTGACGGCACCTTCGGCGGCAAGAACGTCATCCGCCAATGGCAGACCGATGAGGCAGCCCTGGCCAACATCGACCCCCGCACGAACGTCCGCGTCATCTTCACCGCCAACGTCACCACCGACACCTATACGCACGTTCGCCGTTTCAACCTCGCGCTCCGCGAGCGTGACGCCGACCACGCTGATGGCACCGTGACGCTCCGCCTCGCCAGCGACGAAGCCCTCCTGGACGACTGGAAGGCCTTCACCGAAGACCGCCGGCCCCTGGACCTGCGCCACAGCGTCCGCGCAATCTGCAACTACGTCCTCAACCTCGTCATCCCGGGAGCCGCTCTCACCAACATCACGGACGCCGACTGGAGCTTCACCGACACGGACTACGACCTCGAAGCCCTCGTCATCCAACCCGGCCAATCCGCCATGGACTTCCTCCGCCCCCTCGTACAAGCCGGTGGCCTCCGGCTCGTATGCGACGAGCTGCGCGGGTGGACCCTCCGCGACGGCTCATACGTCACGGGCGGCTCGCTGCCCATCGAGCAAGGCCGCAACGCACTCACCGGCTCGGAGAAGATCAACCGGGCCGACGACGACTGGTTCGACGCCGCGGTCACCGTCTACACCTGGAAAGACCGCGACGGCGTAGAGCAGACCCGCACCGACGCCTTCGCCATGAAGACCCCCTACCGCCGCGCCCGCACCTTCGAAAAGGACACCCCATACCCGGGACGCGGCTTCAGCTCCTACGCCGTCCGCCGCGCGCAGCGACGCGGACGTGAGGGCACGGCGTCCACCGTCGCGGACTGGCGCGCCCACGCCGAAATGCCCGTCGTCCTCACCCTGGACGGCATGCCCACCCAAACCGGCAAGACCGGACGCGTCGAGTTCGACCTAGACCGCGACGAAATGACCGTCACCACCCGCACCATCGACACCCGCGCCACGGCCTGGCTGTTCCTGCCCGCGGGTCAAGCATGGTCGGACTCCCCAGTCGGGGCGTCCTGGACCGAAGAGGAGGCCTGACATGGCAATCGGAGACGCCGCACAAGCCGCCGGAATGGACGTGGTCCTCTCCAGCGACGACCGCCGCGCGGGATACCAGGAGATCAACCGCACCCGTGACTACATCGCCGCGGAGCGCCGCAAAGCCGTGCGCAACGTCAGCGAAGAGTCCCACGTCATCGGCATCTACTGGGATCCCGCCCGCGCCCACCTCGTAGCGCGCGTGGACATCACCGACATTGGACACCTCGCCCTCACCGAAGACGTTCGACTGACCAACGCGAACCTGCAAGCCCAGCTCACCGAAGTCTTCTCCCGGCTCTACGCCCTCGAACAGCGCGCGGGCATCGCCGCCACCAACACCACGACCGCGGAAGGCGGAACCGGACATGCCTAAGCTCGACCTCCCCAAAGTCGGTGACCGATCGGACACCGGCTGGGCCGCCAAGTTCCTCACCGCCTTCGGCGTCCTCAATGGTGACCTCGACGGACGACTCGCCCCCGACAAAGTCGCCATGCGACGGCAGGACTACGTCACCCCGCGCGACTTCAATGCTGTCAACGACGGCCAGGCCGATGACACCGCGCCCCTGCAAGCCATGGCGGAGTGGGCCGCGGCGAACAACAAGGCCGTCAAGATCGAAGGTCGCATCCGCGGCTCCCTCGACCTGACCAACGTCCCCGTCAACATCATCGGGGACGGTGCCGAATGGGTCCACGCCCCCGGCACCATCCCCATCCGCGCAAAACACACCCTCCTGGGCGGTCCCCGCGGGCAGGTCGTCAACGGCATCGGCTCCCTCATCCTCGAAGGGGGCGGCTTCTCTGAGTCGGGTGAAGACGCCAAGTGGCAGGCCTACAACACCCTGACCGTGGCGGACAGCGTGCTCCGCAACCTCACCCCCAATCAGGGCGATTGGCTGAAGACCACTTCCGACGACGCCTACGCGGGCGACTACCTCGGCACCGGCAAGAGCACTTGGGTATCCGAGCCGTCTCAGGTCGCGGGTATTGCCATGCGCGCCGCTCTCACCGGAGGCTCCGTGGCCGCCGATGACGTGGTGACCGGCGCGACCTCGGGCGCGACGGCCTACGTCGCGTCCAACCGCAAGGAGTACGGCGAGACGGTGGCCACCAACCGGCTCCTCATGCTCAACAACGTCAAGGGCGTCTTCCTCGACGGCGAACCGCTCATGCAGGGCGGCGTGCAGCGAGGGACCGTGACCTCCAAGGTCGTGGCTGTCGCGCTCATGATGTACCCCGAGGGCCTGAAGACCAACGTTCGCGTCCACAAGTACCGCGACATTCCGTTCCGTGTGCTTGGCGTGACGTTCGTTGCCTCCGATGACGTGGACTCCGACCAGCCGGGGGCCTCGCGCGCCCCCGCGATGGAACTGACCACCATCGCCGGAGCCGACATCGACGTGCACGTTGCGTCGTCGTGGCGGCAGGGCGTGCGGGCGTACTCCTGTGTGGCCGGTCGAGCCCGCATCAAGATCGACAAGCTTCCCGGCTACGCCGAAGACATTCGCGCGGCGTGGGGGTACGGTTTCGAGGCCTACGCCGCCACCTGCTACTGGTCGATCTCGCTCGACTTCCACAACGGCCGGCACGGCTTCTCCACCAACATCAACGCCACTTCCATCGCGCCGTCGCAACAGTCGGACGAAGCGGTGGAGTATCGGTACGCCGTCGCGGGCGTCGCCGCGAAGATCGACGTAACCGGCACGTTCTACAACTGCACCGACGCGGCCATGGACACCCACGGCGGGTCCATGTACATCCGATTCCACGACTTCTACGTCTCGGGATCGATGTCGGGCGGGCGCTCCCAGGCGCGGCCCACCGGCATCCAGAACCGCAGCTTCGCCACCGTCATCGAAAACGGTGTCATCGAAGACGTGGTGGTCGGCATCCGCGACATCTCCACCTACTTCGCATCGCCGTTCCCGGCGCTCCGTGCCATCACGCACATGCGCGACATCGTTATGCGGCGCATCCTGCAATTCGGTGTGGAGGCCGTCGAGGACGGCAGCACCGACGAGAGCAAGGGCTACGCCCGCCACGTCATGACCAACCTGGACATCACGTTCCGGCGCGTCCCCAACCTCACCGGAGCACTCGCGCCGAACAAGCAAGCCGGACTGCGCTTCCGAACCGGACGCATCGAAGCCAACAACGTCACCGTCCGCGGTACCAACGACGCCTACGCAAGCTTCGAGGGCGGGCCGACCGGCATGAAAGAGGTCATCATCCGCGGCGGTCTGAACGACATCGCGGACTCTCCCAACCAGGCCTACAACATCCGCATCAAGGGCGGAGACATCCCCGTCCTCGTTGTGGAGAACCTGAAATGCCGCGTCGGGGCGTGGTCGGTGCCGAGCATCCTGCGCATCGCCAACCCCATGCCCGCCACCACCTTCCGCACGGACGGATGCGGCGCTCTCGACACGTCCGATTCCATGGCTGCGCAGTCGGGCGACGGGGCTGTCAGTTCCGTTGTGCGCCTCCGTGGTGGGAGCGTCACCCTCCGCGGCTCCGCCAACTGGGACGTCCCCACCCTCGCCAACGGTGCCGCCACCTCGCTCACCATCGACCTGGCCGGAGCGTCTCTCGGGGACTACGCCACCGCCGCGCCCACGAGCGCGCTCAGCGGCGTCACCCCGAGCGCCTACGTGTCCGCCAGCGGCAAGGTCACCGTCGTCCTCACCAACAACACCGGCAGCGCCAAGAGCCTCGGCACCATCGGCATGCGCGTCCGGGTCGAGAAGTAGGAGACAGCCATGGTCCTCGCATACGCCGACGCCGTAGACATCGGCCACGGTCGCGGCAGACTCGCCCCCGACCCCGCCGCCTCGCTCCGCCGCGTGGACTCCGCCTTCGGGCGCGCCGCCGACATCAACGAGGCCTGGCGCTCACCCGAGCAAGCCAACGCCAACTACGCCCGCTACCTCGCCTACCTCCGCGGCGGGCCGTGGGCACCCATTGCCCTCCCTGCAGACCAGTCCATCCACTGCGTCGGCTACGCCGTGGACACCGACGACACCCTTGCCTGGCAAATCGCCATCTGGAACGACCACGGATGGTACTGGACCGTCTACCGCGATGGCGAGCTGAAGGAGCGCTGGCACCTCGAGTACTTCTGGTGGCGCGACAACCACCGGTACGACCACAACCTCCCCACCGGGGAGGCCATCACCGAAGCAAAGGAATGGCTGGACATGGCATCACCCGAAGAGATCCGACAGGCGTTCGTGGACGCCCTCCGCATCACCGACAAGGAGAACCCTGACAAGAGCATCACCGTCAGCGTCCCCGCGATGGACGGCACCGACAACCAGGTCTACTGGGCCGTCAACCTCGACGCCAACACCAAGGCCCGCCTCTGGAACGGTGACCAGCTCATCTTCCGCCGCAACCTCGGACTCCGCGAAGCCCTCAACCAGGCCCCGCAGGTCCTCGACGGCATGACCGAAATCACGGTCATCCCGTGAGCCTCACCACCCGCCGCGCACGCCGCGCAGAAAAGGACGCCATGACCGACCAGCAGAACCACCCCGCCGACCGCCCCGCCGTATCCAGCACCGTCGTGCTCGTCGTCGTCGGTGCCCTCCTGCTCGTCGGGCTGGGCGGGGCCATCCTCATCCACATCATCCGCCCGGACGCCTCCGCGACCTACACCGCCCAGGCACTCCAGTTCCTCGGCTTCATGGTCACCGTGCTCACCATCGTCTACGGAGTGAACAAGGTGTCCGCCCAGGTCGGCACCGTGCAGAAGCAGACCAACGGCACCCTCTCCAAGCTCCAGGAGGACAACCAGCGCCTCCACGCCGAGAAGGCGGAACTCCTGCGTCAGCTCCCTCCGAAGGACTGAGCGACGGGAGGGTGTCAGGCGATTACCGGACACCCTCCCGGGACTCGTATGTCGCGTCGCACTCGAAAGTGCTGACGCCGTTCGCCAAGCACCAGTCGTCGCGCTCCTCCTTGGCCGCTGTGGCGTTCGCGCCTATTGCGAGCTGCACGACGATCCACAGGACGATGGCGAAGATGATGGCGGTGAGCGTCGTCGCCATGATGCGAAGCTTCTGGGCGTGTGTCACGCCGCGAGCTTAGACCGCTCTCGCCTAATGATGGTCGCTGCGGCTACGCGGCGGCGGATATCGGCGTCCAGGTGCAGGTAGCGCTGCGTCGTGGCTAGCGAAGCGTGGCCCAACATGTCCTGCACCGCACGCAGGTCTCCAGTCTCCCGATAGGCCTGTGTAGCGCATGCGTGACGGAGGCTGTGCGGGTTCCAGCCGGTGATGCGCGTGATGATCTTGTTGACGCTCATCTTGTGCATGTGCTCGCCGCGGAGGCCCGGGAAGTAGTAGCCGCTGTGGTCGCGCTCCAGGGTGCGCAGAGCAGCGAGAAGCGGCTCGTTCAGCCCGACGACGCGCTCCTTGTTGCCCTTGCCGAGAACGCGGAGCATGTCCCCATCGCGGTGGTCACTGTGCGAGCGGGCAATTTCCTCCAGGCGGAGGCCGGCATACCGGGGGAGCATCACCATGGCCCGATGTAGGTCACTAGCGCGTGACAGAGCAAGCTCGATGTCACCGTCTGCCGCCACCCGCGGAACACGGACGGGCACGCGAATGGACTTCATCTCGACGGTCGGGTCGTCGCGGCGGTGGCCGCGGCGAAGCGCCCATCCGAAGTAGACCCGCCAAGACGCCAGCATCGATTTTCGGGTCTCGGCGGCGAGGCCGCGGCGGTCGGCCAAGATGTCGTGCAGCTCGTCTTCCGTCGCGGTGGTCAGCTCCACGCGGCACGCGAGGTCCACGACGTGTCGCATGCGCAGGGCAATCGTCCCGTCCATGCGGTCCGTCCCTAAGAGCCACCGCTCGAACGCCGTGACCAGCTCCTGATTCCCCGGAATCATCGTTCCCCCCGATACGACCCGCAACCCTGCGGGGACGTTTACCGTAGAACGCAT